CATAACCGGTAGAGATTTTAACACATTCACCACTGTAACTAGTTGTGCTGTGGCCAGCATCGACTTTGTATTTCCCTTGACCTTGGATAGATGGTCCACCACCTAGTCTTCCAGCTGGGATAAGTCCAAAACCTTGTGTGTTTCTGTTTGCCATAGTTTTATCCTATTCCAATTAGTTGTTAACGTTAAATTCGATGATTGTAAGAATCGTTAAAAAATTAACTATTTCTTTGTACCACCGAAGGTTACACGAGATTGTCTATCAATATTGATAGGCATCCTCTTATCCTGCTCCTTCATGAGATCGTTGTCTACGGCATCGCTACGTTCTTTATGACGATTAGTCATATACTCCATACGTTGTCTCGCAATCTCTTCAGGTACCTTTGCAAGTAAAAGGCCTCCAACTCCGACTACTCCCTTGTATTTACCATCTTCAACGACTGGATAGTCAGATGCATTTTCGATTTCTTCTGATCTTACAAGTTCATAACCTTCTCTTAATCGTCCAGTTACGTTCTTAGTATCTTGAAAACCGACGCTCTCTGCTCTAATCCATCTGTACCTGAAACCATCAGGCGCAGGGGGTGCATCTAAAGCTGACGGATGGACCCAAACTTTTGGTCTTTCAGATTTTGACCTAGTTTGACTCGCACGAGATTTATTTTTTTCGTTTTCCATATTACGCTCCTCCCGTGTTTTTTAGTTGTTTTGCGTACTCTTCGAGTGGCACACCTAATTTTTTAGCGATTGCTACCTGTGACGATGTGAGTTTCACAGTTTTGCGACCTGGTTTAACGCTTCTTTTTGCAGAAGCAACCGTCTGAACGGGTTCAGTCGTTTGTTTAACATCTGTTTTAGCAAATTTATGCGGAAAGTCAACACGGATTCTTTTATCTATTTCTGCATAATATTCATCAGACTTAGGATCATAACCTTCTTTATCAACTAAATCTTTATGAATTTCGAACGCTGTATATGTCATGGCTCTATCTTGTCCGAACCATGTGTTCTTTGCTGCCCAAGCTTCAGCTGCAGGATCACTTGGCTCTGCTTGTGTGACTGACTGTTCAGGAGCTTTAACTTCTGAAGGTTTAGACACCATGCTTTCTCTTGCATCTTTTGTTTGCTGTAGTTTAGCATTCTCAAATGAAAGTGTAGCAATCCTTTTGTTTGCCTCAACTTGTGCTTTCGCATCACCAGCATCAATAGCTGCAGCAAGTTCTTTTTGTGCTGCTTCTAATCCTGTGGCTATGCTAGACTCAAACTTTTTAATGTAGTCAGCATCAGTTTTTTCAAACCTTTTTTCTAAGGCTTTTCTTTTTTCTTCAACCGATCTAGCGTACTCAGTGGCTGCATCTCTTTGTCTTTCAGCCTCACGCATTTTACGTGTAAGTTTTGCTATTCTTGATTGAACACCTTTGCTGTATTCTTCAAGTTTATCGTCTTCTTTTTTTGGTTCTTCTTTTACTTCTTCTTGTTTCTCTTCGCTTGTCTCTTGTTTAGGTTCGCTATCCTGAACAGCTGACTGCTCATCAGGTTTCGCAGATGAGCCACTGGACTCACCACTGTCTTCAACAACTGTTTCATTGGTTGTCTCCTTTTCTTCTAAGTTGATTTCTGCTCCTTCACCTGAAGTATCAATATCAACTAGCTTTTCTTCTTTTGGCATAGTTTACTCCTTCTATGATTAGTATTCATGCAAGATATCCTCTGGATTCTTGATGGTTGCTAAAACTTCGTCATCGTTTAGCAGACGTATCTCTCCTCCCTCTATTTTTATTCTTGATCCAGCATATCGGGCAAACATTACCCAATCCCCTTCCTTGCACCAAGGACCTTCAGGATATCTATCCTTGTCCCTATAGCAGTCTGGACCCATTCTTAAAACTAAACCAGTCTGTGACGCAACTTGTTGTCTCTCTAAGGTTGTCTCGGCCATAATTAAACCGCCTTTAGTTTTCTCTTTCATTTTGAAAGGTAAAACTAATAACCTCCAACCAGTTGGCTGTGGTAGTTTATTTGAATCTTCTTTTGTTAAATCTTTTTCTTTTTTGACTCCTACCAATTCTTTATTAGGTAGTTTTATCTTCGATGTTGATGACTGTTCCATGTTGCTCCTTATCTTCTAGCAGGTTAGAGAGTTCCTGTTTAGTTGCCTCTAGGGCTGTTATCTGTCCTACTATATAGTTATATTTTTCCATGCTGTCAATACCGCCGGACGTTATCGCTACTGACAACTCTTCGTTTCGTCTATTTAAATATTTAATTAGACGGTTTATCGCTGTTTCTAGTTGCATTATGCTTTTCTTCCTTTCCTAATTGCTTCTTTACCTTTCTTAAATATGCTAGCCACCTTTGCCTTACCCATAACCTTGGCTCTTTGTTCACCAACCGTAAGGATTTGTATTTTTCTTGCAAAGGGTTTGCTGATTCGTTTAACTTTCGCCACAGTCGCACGAGCATCTGTAGGGGTTGCAAACTTAATTGATACAGTATCTCTAGGATTCTCATCAGTATAAAGTCTCCTCCCAGAACCTTTTGGTTTTTTACCAGTGCCTACTTTAGGATCTCTTCTTGCCATTGATAACTCCCTTTAATGCTTTGGCTTGTGCAGCGTGTGTCTTAGAGGCTTTTTGTAAACCTTTCATAACTTTTTTAATTGTCTTCTTTTTCTTTAACATTTCCATCTCCTTCTAGCCTGACGTAGTCTAGAGTTTGGATCTTTTGCTGCTTTAGGGAATTTTTTCATTTGTCCTAGTGATCTTGCGCAGAATGATTTTCTACGTTTGGCAGCTTTTGATCCTGGCTTCACTTTTCCAGTCACGGCTGTTTTTAGTTTAGAGCCGGGATTTAATCTTCTATAGGCAGCGACACCGGCTTTCGTCATACCTGCTCCAGACTTTGTAGGTCTGAAATTTTTTTTATTTCTTGGTGGCATACCACCTTTTGAAAATTTTTCTCTGTAATCTGTTCTCATGGTTTTACTTTGTTACCGTAATATTTTTTATAACTTTTATTAGAAACTTTTACTCCTCCTAAGTCTCCAGAAATATAACTTCCAATATAATTTTTTTGAGCTTGTCTCATCATGCTATTCATTGGTGGGCTAGGTTTATCGCTTGTTGGTGACATTTTAGGTTTCTTCATACTAATCCTCCAAAACCCATTTTCTTTCTTTTTGCAAAAGTTGCTACGTTTGTAGGTTTAGGTCCCACATTGGCAGCTGCCCGTTTCCTGGCAACGGCAGATCTTCTCTGACCCTCTGACATTCTTCTCGCTTTCGCTAGAGGCACGCATTTTGGATACTTCCGTTTCGCGTCCGCTTTCTGTTTTGAACGGCCACACTTTGCAAAGGAACCATCTTTTCGCTTGCTTCCAATATCTACCCACTGTTGCTTGAACCATGTCTTTAGACCTTCTTTAGCCATTGTATTATGAATTTTTTCCGATGGCTTCTCTGTTCATTCCTCTGAGACAGACACCGCCACCTCTTTTTAAACCTTGTCTTCTTAATCTTTGAGTTGCTTCCATTAAACCACCACCTGCAGCACGAACTCTACCGCCCTCTGCTTTAGCTGGTTTAGGCCCTCTGAAATCTTTTCTTTTTACACCAGACGGATCTTTGATTTTACCTGCACATATTTTAGATGCGTAGGCGTTCGCATATGCTGAGGGGTACACAGCAAATTTTCTTTTTGCTGCTGCTTTTCCTCTAGGACATAATTTAGTCATTATTTTTTCTTAGCCATTTTCTTTTTCATGAAAGCTTTAAGACCAGGATTTAATTTTGCTAATCCACCTTTTTTCATAGCAGCTTTTCCAAGATCTTTTGCACCCTTACCATCAGCAGCAAAGAACGGAACTTTTTTTCCACCCTTCATTACCATTTTAAGTTTGCCACCTTCTTTCATCATAGGTCTCTTCATCATGCCACCACCCATTTTAGCAACACGTCCACCTTTTTGATATCCTTTAGGTGAAACTTGTTTATTGTATAGTCTGTTTGCCATTATTTTTTTCCTCCATTACGAAATATTTGTGTCCCCTTAATACCAAAAATGCTCGCCACGACAAGGATCCATAAATTCGTGAACCAGCTCGGAAGTGTGGAAAAATATTCAAAGAATAATTTTACCTTCTCCATCGCAGTTGGGTCGTCCGATAGAACTGCCCAAGCCAATACTATAATCGGAGCCGATAAAATTATCAATACAAATTCGTCTTTCCAGTCCGATTGTCTCGCTTCAAGAAGTTTGCCTTGGTAAGCTTCCTCACCACGGGCCATACGCTCTGCATGCATAAGCTGTGCGTCTGACATAGCCATTTTTGTCTTTTGACGGTTGGCATATATCTTACTACCAGCCTGCAAAGCGATTTTTGCTAAACTGAACCAAGCCATATTAGTAAGCCTTTGATTTTCTTCTTTTGTCTGGTCTTACAGCACCTTGACCTTGTACTTCTAACTCAGGTTTTCCTGTACCAATAAAGTTAAAAGCCTGATCAGCTGTTGTTTTAGATCTAGGATCTACTTCAACTTGCTGGTCTTGTACTGCAACCTGTTTAATCTTATCTAGTTTTTGCATTTTAGCTCCTTTTTTTCTTCTTCTCTACGCCTTTTATTGTACCTTTGTTTTTTGAGGCGTAAAAAACTGTTTTGCCACGTTTTTCACCGTACTGTTTCTTCATAGACTTCATAATTTTTTTACCTTTTTCGTTTAGTGGCATTATTCGTCTATCTCTATTGCAGTTATACCTGGTTTATCAGCCTTTGCAAGTGATACTCCAGCTCTTAATTTTGATAATTTTTCGTTTTGATCCATTTTATCCTCTGCAATCTCTCTTGCTTGGACTAATCTAGCTCGATCAAGCTCTGATTTTCTTAAATCAGCCTCTTTTTTACGTTCATTTTCCATAGCTCGTAGGTCAACCTCTCTAGCTTTTAGTTTTAGTAGTGGATCAGAGTCAAATTGAGATGTAATTTTCTTTTCCTCTTTCATAAAATCTTCTGTCATCTCTGCAATCAACACAGCTTTTCTTCCTTCAATCTGTTGTGTCAGCATTTGAACCTGTTGTGCCACTTGAGGATTGATCGGAGCTTGTTGTTGCATCATTTGTAGTTGTTGTAATTCTTCTCTAAACTCTAATTGTACTTGTTCTTGAGCCATAATACTGATGTACTCTAAAATATTTTTCTGTATGGCAGCCATAACGGCAGGATTATTTCTAACCATGTTTGTAGACATAAAATTTAAATGCGCTGTGATGTGTGCTCTATGATCTTGACCAGGAAAAGCTTGGAACGGTTTACCCGCTAAAGCCATAATGTGCTCCTGACTTGGATCAATAGGTTGCACTGGCATTGGTGGTGGTAAAATTGCATCAATATTTTTAACACCAATTGCTTCGTACATGTTTCTGTATGCAGAATATAAATTATGTAACTGCGGTTGTGATGTAGCAAGTTGTAATTGTGTTTGTGCTAGTGTTACTCGTTGCGACATAGAAAATATATTTGGATCTGCTACTGGTAAAATATCTATTCTCTCGTCAAAGTCTGCTTGTTTAATGACTCTTGCACCACCGACCACATCATACGGATATTCTGGTGGTAAATATGTAGAAATAATTTTAGATAATAATTTAAACTCATGTCTCATGGAGCTGTATAATCTTTTGTGAATAGCAGACATCACTTTCGATCCTCTTTCTAAAAGAGCAATCGTTGTTCCAACAGCCGCGTTCTGTGTGCCTTCACCTATTTGTAATTCAGATATAGCCGCGAATCTTTGACCAGCTTGTACAACAATACCCATTAACTGTAGTAATGTTGCAGATGGTTCTTTATAAGGCAGAGGAAAAAAAGCTTCACGTAAATTACCACCTGGCGCATCGACATCTTTAAATTCACCGGGTTGTATTGGTGATGCTTCATCTCTAACTCTTACACCTCTTTGTTTAAATCCTGCAGGTAGATTTGATAATGTTCCTGCATCTAATAATTGGCGGAGAGCGACCGTTGCCGTTCGACTCAATCCGCCAATCATGTGTATTAATCCAAAGCCATAGAATCCTAGTCCTGGCAGAAATTTGAAGTGGACAAAGTATTGGACTCTTTGTTTCTTTGGATCATTGGGCGCATAGTTCCTTCTTATCGAAAGAACCGTTCCACTACCTTCTTCAACAGTTACGATGTAAGGTAGCTTGATACCAGTCGGTTCCCCGTCTGGACCAATATCTTCAAAGCCTTCTAAATCTAAATCCACATGACACTCAAGAAGAGTATACATTGGAATTTGTTTTCCAGATTTTTTAGTGCCTTCTAATTCTTTTTCTTTTTTAGAGACTTCATCATTAACAACCATACCTGGTGGAGTTAATTCTACATCAGAATAAAATCCTGCCACTTGTTGTTTTCTTAAATCGTTCTCTGAAATTTTTATAACGTGTATGATAGATTCTGCATCATCTAAACTATTTGCTGTGTACGGCACAATTAAATCATCTGCAGGTACAAACTTAGAAACAGCTCTGCCTAATAAATCATCGTAATAAACTTTTTTAAATGTAGATCCTGCAAGAGGTAAATGAAACAACATCGAGTCAAACTCTGGCTCGTATTCTTTCATTTGATCCATGATTAAATAATTCATGTAATCTTTTACTCTGTGTGCTTGCTGATCTTTTTGTGGGTTCTTCACCCCTAATACTTGTGTTCTTACTGGACCGTCTGCTGGTAATAACTCTTTGTATGCAGTTGCTTGAAACTGTGTAACAGCTTCAGCTAACACAGGGTGCGTTGCACCTGAAGCTCCTTGAAACGGCTCCGTTCTATTTTCGTATTTAAATCCTAATAGGTCAAGTCCATCGGTATAACCTTTTTCCCAATCTTTTCTTGACATCTTATAATCGATGTAATTATTTTTTAATTCAGAACCGAGTGGTTCTAAAATATCTGCTGGTAAAATATCTGCTAAATTATCAAAGTGTGATTCTGTTCCAGGAATATTAATTGCACCTGGTTCAAAGTCGATGGTCGCGCCACCGTCTTCTTCGGGTATAACTTCTACAGGACCTTTTTCAGGAACCTGTTCTTCGATGTCAACTTGTTCCGTAACTTCTTCGCCCGGAACTTTAATCTCTGTTCTTATTTCGCCTGGAAGCGACTTGTCGATTTCTGCCATTTATTTTCTCCAATCTTACCGTCTTAACTTGTTTTAAGGGAATATTCAAGCCCTGTGGGTTTGGCCCTCTTAGAGGAGGTATCGTTGTTGTTAGTTTTTTCAATAGTAGTTCCTCACAGGTTTTACTTGTTTGTCTTTTTCATCATCATAGTCTTCAGGATGCATGACAAGACCTCCTTGTCTAAATCTCATAATTGCTTGGGTTGTTGAGTCAACCAAGTCATCATGATCCCCGTAGGGGAATGCAGCACACTCTTCAACCACTTCTTCAGCGAATTTTTGATCTGGTGCCCATATCAGACCTGACTCAAAAAGAGGTGCGCACGAATTAACTCTGACATGTTTATCATTTCCTTTGCTCGGTGTAAAGTTAACAACGGGTATATCCATCTTACGTAACTCATAAGTCAGTGGTAGTCCTGATGCTTTAGACTCGATAATCACCGTTTCAGGTTGCCAATATTTATATTGCTCTAAAGCTATACGCCTTAACTCTGGAAACTCGTATCGTCCTTTAATAGCATCGAGTAACATAAGATTAGCCCCTTCATCTTGGCTTGGATAAAATACGCCCCATGTAGTAATGGCAGAATAATCGGCTGAGGTTTTTTTCATAAACGCCGTATCATAGGATTGTATAACGTGGTGAAGTTGAGGCAGGTAATCATGCTTCCATACTTTCCACCACTCACGTTTTAAAATCGCTCCTTCTTCTGAGGTTGGATTTTGCATCCACTGCGCGTTCCATTTGGTAACGGGTAATGTGGCTTGAACTTTTTCTAGTTCATCAATCTTCCAATACTCAGGCCAAACAGGTTTCGCGTCCGTTGTTCCATGGTCCATGATCGCCGGAAATTGAACCACGTGCCACTGGTCAGACTTTGCTTCTTTTTGATTTGCTAAAAGCAATCCTGTTAAATCTTTTTGTGACCAACGCGTCATAACTAAAACAATTTTACCACCGGGTTGAAGTCTTTGTCGTGGACCTGATGTGTACCATTCGTAAGCTGCTTCTAATGCTGTTTTAGATTGTGCGTCTTGTTCCGAGTGTGGGTCATCGATGATCAGTAAATCCGCGCCCCGTCCTGTAATAGCACCACCTACACCGGCTGCGAAATATTCTCCGCCTTGCGCTGTCTCCCAACGTCCTGCCGCTTTACTATCTTCTTGTAGTTTTGTTTTAAAAATATTTTTATACGAATCACTATCAATAAGGTTCTTGGCTTTCCGTCCAAACCTTACTGCAAGTTCGCCCGTGTGGGTTGCTTGAATAATCTTGAGCTTTGGATCACGGCCCACCATCCACGCTGGTAACAAGTAAGATGCAAACTCAGACTTTGTATGTCTTGGCGGCATATTAATAATTAATCGATTGATCTTTCCGTTTGCAAGATCATTAAATTTTTCTGAGATATGTCTGTGATGTGCACCTTCAATAAAATCTGGCCAGACGCATTTTACAAAAGACATGAAGTCATTCTTCGCTTTGACTTGCACTTGTTTCTCACGAAACTTAACTTTAAGTTTCATGTATTCCGTTCTAACGTCTATGGGTAATTTATTAATATCAATGTTCCGATTCATAAAAAATTTTTGAAAAATTTTTTTGCTATGCTTTTTTATTTCGAGAAGTATTTTACGGGGAATGAATGTGTAAATCAAGCATATATATACACATATTAGGATCCCTTTCTGCGTCAAGGGTGGGTGGGGTAAAAAAACAAACCAAAAACCAAACCCGTTTGAGACCCCTACGCGCATAAAAAAACCCGCCCCGT